GTGTGGAAGAAGCCGGGGCAGACCGCCGCCGAGATCGCGGTCGCCGCCGGTCTGGAACGTCACGTCCCGTCGCGGCGTCTGCCGGAGCTGCGCAAGGCCGGTCAGGTCGTCAACGGCCCCGAGCGCATCTGCGCCGTCACCGGCAACCCCAGCATGACCTGGCTGCCCGCCACGGAGGTGAAGTGATGATCCCCACCGATCTGTCCTCGCTGTTCGTGTTTGAGACGGCGGATGCGTATCACGCGGCCGCCAAGGACCACCTGGGAAGCCACGGCCTGGCCGACTTCCGCAAGTCGCCGCTGCTGCACCACTGGAAGCAGACGGGCCAGTCGCAGGACGAGGACCGTCCGGCCTACCTCGTCGGTCGGGCCGCCCACACGCTGATCCTCGAGGGCCGCGAGAAGTTCCTGGCCGAGTACGCCATCGGCGGTCCGATCAACCCGCGCACCGGGGAGGTGTTCGGCGCGAACACCAAGGCCTTTGCCGAATGGGCCGACGCCCAGGGCAAGTCCGTTCTCACGGACAAGCAGGCCCAGCAGATCGAGCAGATGGCCGCTGGCGTGCTCTCCCATGAACTGGCGCGGCAGATACTGGCCAGCGGCGTGGCCGAGGCTGTGTTCCGTGCGGTGTGGCACGCCGTCCCGTGCCAGGTGCGGATCGACTGGTTCTCCCACCTGGCCGGAGCGGCCATCGTCGACCTCAAGACCGCCGACGACCTGACGTACTTCGAGGCCGACGCCCGGCGCTACGGCTACCCGCACCAACTGGCCTTCTACCGCTCGATCACCGCGACCGCCGCCGGGCTCGATCCGCGCGATCTGCCCGTCCACCTGATCGCCGTCGAGAAGAGGGAACCGTTCCGCTGCGGCGTGTGGCGGATGGGCGAGGACGTGCTGGCCATCGCCCAGAAGGAGAACGAGGAGGCGGTCAAGCGCCTGCGGCGTTGCCGCGACAGCGGCGTGTGGCCCAGCGGCTACGAGGACCTTCGCACCTTCGACTGGATGTGACCCCGGCCCCCGGAATCCCGAACCCCAACCTTTGAAAGGAGCACGCGAACATGAGTCTTCTATCCCAGTTGCATGTCGGCAAACGCCCGGCCCCGCGCCGCTGCATGATCCACGGCGTCCAGGGCGTCGGGAAGAGCACCTTCGGCGCGACGGCGCGCAAGCCCGTCTTCGTTCAGACCGAGGACGGTCTGGGCGAGATCGACTGCGCCAAGTTCCCGCTGGCCCGCTCGTTCGGCGAGGTGATGGACGCCCTGACCGAACTGCGGGGCCAGCCCCACGAGTTCGAGACGGTCGTCCTCGACTCGCTGGACTGGCTGGAGCGGCTGATCTGGCAGGAGGTCTGCACCGCCGAGAACGTCAGCAACATCGAGAAGATCGGCTTCCAGAAGGGCTACACCTTCGCGCTGAACTTCTGGCGGAAGTTCCTCGACGCCCTCGATGCCCTGCGGCGCGATCGCGGCATGGCCGTCATCCTGATCGCCCACACCAAGATCGAGAAGTTCCAGACGCCCGAGGACTCGGCCTTCGACCGCTTCACGCCGCGTCTGCACAAGCTGGCGGCGTCGGTGGTGATGGAGTGGTGCGACGAGGTGCTCTTCGCCACGTACTCGACCACCACCGACCCCAAGAAGATCAAGAACGTCACCGAGCCGGAGCGGGTGATGCGCACCTGCGAAGGCCCGACCCACGTCGCCAAGAACCGGCTGCAGATGCCCTATGAGCTGCCGCTGGAGTGGGCCGCTTACGACTACTTCGCCCAGCAGGCCCATCCCCGCAATCAGGCCCGGCCCGAAGACCAGGCGTCGTCCCCGCAACCCGACAGTCAGCCGTCGAACTGACACTTCCCTTTTGAACAAGGAGATTCGCACATGGCCAACCTCAACGGATTCAACGCGTCGCAGGTCGAGCCGTCCCAGGACTTCGAGCCGATCCCGGCAGGCAAGTACCTGGCGGTGATCACCGAGTCGGAGATGAAGCCGACGAAGAACGGCAGCGGGCAGTATCTGCAGCTGACGTTCCAGATTCTCGACGGCCCACACAAGGGCCGCTACGTCTGGGCGCGGCTGAACCTGCACAATCCCAACCCCACCACGGTGCAGATCGCCCGCCAGGAACTCTCGGCCATCTGCCGCGCCGTCGGCGTGATGCAGCCCGGCGACAGCGTCGAGCTGCACAACGTCCCGCTGGTGGTCACGGTCAAGCTCAAGAAGCGCGACGACACCGGGGAGATGACCAACGAGGTACGCGGCTACGCCAAGCGCGAAGCCGCCGCGACCAGCAGCGCCCCGGCGCAGGCCAGCAATCCCACGCCTCCGTGGCGGCGCTGATGCAGGAACGACGATCCTCTCCCTCCCACGGGCCTCCCGGCGGCTGTTCTGGCCGTCGGGAGGTCCGCTTCGGGGTCAGCGGCAATACGGAGGCACGGATGCTGGAAGTGGAACTGCCATACCCGCCGTCGGTGAACCACTACTGGCGGCACTTCCGCGGGCGAACGGTGATCAGCCGCAATGGGCTGATCTTCCGCGACGCGGTGCGGGCCATCCTTGGCCGCATGGGCATCAAGCCGCTGGCCGGGAAGCTGGCGGTCTCCATCGAGGCGTTCCCGCCCGATCGGCGTCGGCGGGACCTGGACAACCTGCTGAAGGCGTTGGGCGATTCGCTCGAGCACGGCGGGGCCTTCCACGACGACAGCCAGATTGTCTGGCTGCTGATCGAGAAGGCCACGGTCGTGCGCGGCGGCAAGGTCGTGGTTCGCATCACGGAGAGGCGATGACCCAGGCGATCAAGCACAACCCGGCGGTGTCGCAGGCCGAGCTGCTCGGCGCGGCCCTGCGCTACTGCGCCGTGGCCGACTGGTTCGAGGGCCATCCCTGCACCTGGCAGCGGCACATGTCGCTGTCGGAGGCGATGGACGTGTTCAACCGCGTCGAGGCCGAGCTGCGCGAAGTCGGGGCCAAGGCGATGCGCGGACATGGACACCGCGACCTGGTGCTCCAGGGCGTGGGCATTTCGGAGGAGGCGCGGTGAGCCTGTTCACGCCCGAGCACAAGCCCATGACGCTTCGCCCGTACCAGACCGAGGCGGTCGAGGCGGTCTATCGACACCTGCGCGAGCGGGATGACAACCCGTGCGTGGTGATCCCCACGGGCGGCGGCAAGACGCCGGTGATCGCCACAATCTGCTCGGACGCGGTGGCTCGCTGGAATGGGCGCGTGCTGATCCTGGCCCACGTGAAGGAACTGCTGGAGCAGGCCAGGGACAAGCTCGACCAGGTCTGCCCGGACATCCACGTGGGCATCTACTCGGCAGGCCTGAAGCGCCGCGACACGGCGCACCCGGTAATCATCGCGGGCATCCAGTCGGTCTACCAGAAGGCCGATCACCTGGGGCGTTTCGACCTGGCCATCGTCGACGAATCGCACATGATTCCGATGGACGGCGACGGCATGTACCGCCGCTTCCTCGACGGCGCTCGGGCGGTCAACCCGCACCTGCGGGTGATCGGGCTGACGGCCACGCCGTTCCGCATGTCCTCTGGGCCGATCTGCGTGCCGCCGCCGGATGGGATTCTCAACAGCATCTGCTACGAGATCGGGGTGCGGGAACTGATCCGCGACGGCTACCTGTCGGCGCTCAAGTCCAAGGCGGGCAGGCTCAAGCCCGACACCAGCCAGTTGCACGTGCGGGCGGGCGAGTTCGTCGCCGACGAGGTCGAGGCCCTGATGGACCAGGAGACGCTGGTTCATTCGGCCTGCCGGGAGATCGTCGAGTACACGCGGGATCGCAAGGCGTGCCTGGTGTTTGCCTCCGGCGTCAAGCACGGCCAGCACGTGGCGCGGATGATCGAGCAGATCTCCGGGGGCGACGGCGAGTGCGGGTTCGTCGATGGCCAGACGCCCACGCTCTACCGCGATCAACTGATCCGCCGCTTCCGTGACGGCGAACTGAAGTACCTGGTCAACGTGAACGTGCTGACCACGGGCTTCGACGCCCCCAACGTCGACTGCGTGGCCCTGCTGCGGCCGACGATGTCGCCGGGACTCTATTACCAGATGGTCGGGAGGGGTTTCCGGCTCTGCCAGGGCAAGGCCGACTGCCTGGTCCTGGACTTCGGCGGCAACGTGCTGCGGCACGGACCGGTGGACGCGATTCGCATCACGGATGTGCCCGGCAAAGGATCGGGCGAAGCGCCCGCCAAGGAATGTCCGCAGTGCCAGGCCCTGATTGCCACGGGCTACGCGGCGTGCCCCGAGTGCGGGCATGAGTTCCCGCCCCCCGAGCGGCGCAGGCACGAGGCCACGGCTGACGAGTCGGGCATCCTGTCCGGTCAGGTGACCATCACCGAGCACGACGTGCGGGACGTCTACTACTGCGTCCACGTCAAGCGGGACGCCCCGCCCGAGGCTCCGCGAACCATGCGGGTCGACTACGAGATCGGCTACCACCAGCACCAGTCGGAATGGGTCTGCTTCGAGCACGGCGGCTACGCCCGTCAGAAGGCCGAGGCGTGGTGGCGCATGCGCTCGTGCCTGCCGGTCCCGGACAACGTCGATGACGCGGTGGCGCTGGCCAACGCCGGGGCGCTGGCCCCGGCGCTGTCGATCAAGGTGCGATCCGTGGCCGGGGAGAAGTACGACCGCATCGTGGACTACGAGCTGGGGGCCAAGCCCGATCCGGCCGACCTGAGCCTGCCCGAACCCCCAGACATGCCCGACGGCGTTCCCGAGTACGTGCCGGCGGACGATGACATCCCGTTTTGAGGAGCGAACCGCGCCACCATGAACCTGCGTGACACTGCCATCCTGTACCAGCAAGCCGGTCTGGCCGTGCTGCCTGCCCGTCGGGCCGAGAAACGCCCGGCCGTCGGCGCGTGGAAGCAGTATCGGGACCGCCCGCCTACCGAGGCCGAGGTGTCGGCGTGGTTCGCCAATGACCACGACGCGCTGTGCATCCTCTGCGGCAAGGTATCGGGCAACAACGAGATCATCGACTTCGATTCCGGCGGCGAGAAGTTCTCGGCGTGGTGGGAGCGCATCTCGGCCGAACTGCGCGACAGGCTGGTGGTCGAGCGGACGCCCTCAGGCGGCTACCACGTCGACTACCGATGCGAAGCGGAGATCTGCGGCAACCTCAAGCTGGCCCAGCGACGCCTGGAAGACGGCAAGGTCGTGACGCTGATCGAGACGCGGGGTGAGGGCGGGCTGTTCCTGTGCGCGCCCACACCCGGCTATGAGGTAATCCAGGGCGACCTGTGCGACCCACCGGTGCTGACCGAGGCCGAGAGGGACGTTCTGCTTCAGACAGCGTGGGAACTGAACGAATATGTGCCGCCGGTGGTGGATTGTCCGCCGCACAGCGCCGCTGTGGGCCAGAGAGGCGGAATGTCCGTCGGACAAGGCGGCTGTCGGCCAGACAATGCCGACAGGCCCGGAGATGACTTCAATGTTCGCGGAGACCCCCGGATCGTGCTCGAACAGCACGGCTGGACGCTCGCCCGTACGGGGGAAAACGAGTACTGGCGTCGTCCGGGCAAGACATCCGGCTGGTCGGCCACGCTGAAAGACCGGGTCTTCTATGTCTTCAGCGCCAACGCCGACCCCTTCGAGCCCAACCGGGCCTACTCGCCGTTCGCCGTCTTCGCGCTGCTCGAGCACGGCGGC